AGTTTGAGGTATTTCCAATTGAAATTGATGTAGATGTTGAAGGTAAAGAAGAAGTAATCGGAATTGGTGCGGAACCTGAAGCGACATCACTTATTCTAAGTTTATTTGTGTTCCCATACATTTGATGATCAAAATGTTCCACCCTGACATAATTTCCAGAATATTCATTTGTTGAAGGTGAAAAGTTCCTAATTGTAGTACTTGCAATAGAAACTATTGTATTCGAATTATCATAATATCCAAATTGAGATCCTGGAGTATCGGTAAAAGTTCCTTGAATATTTTCCAGATATAACGTATCAATACTATTACTATCTCCAGTAATAGTAATTCTTGCATCTTTTCCGGTATTAGAAGAAACGCTAGATGTTACAATACCAACAACATCCCCAACTTTATAACCATTTCCCGGATTTACTATTGTAGGCGTTCCTGCAATTACTCCATTAGTTGCCGAAATATTTAAAATAAGTCCAGAACCATTTCCAATAATATTGTAAGTATTTACAGAAGTGTCTGTAACATAATTACTTCCACCAGTAGTCAATCCTACTGTCGCCACGGAACTTCCAGTTCCAACAACATATCCATAAACATAATTTTGTGTTATGTCTGCAATTTTTCTACCTTTAGATAAAACACTTATGAGCGATGAGTTCGTTGTTGTGGTAATTCCTAATGATCCAGTTCTTGGTAATGTTGTTAGTGGATTTTCCGCCAGTCTCTGTACATAACCATTACTTTCATCTAATGTTGGATTATTAAAAAATACCGTTCCAGTAGTTGAAGTAAATTTGGCCTTATAAAGTTTAAACTTAAGATCCTGATATTGATTTGCGGTCCATATAGATCCATTTTGTGATTTAAATAGACTTCCCATCGAAAATTGCTTGGAATATGTAACTGCATCTACATCTGGAAGTGATTTTGTATTTACGGTTTTTTCGCCCATAACTGCGGTCCACATTTCATACTGATCGCTATTTTCTGAAATAATTACAACTGCATATTCTCTTCCGGGTGGGAGATAAATTGGTTCTTCGAAGGTAACCTTGGTGGCAATCGAAGCATCTGTAGAAGTATTAACTTGATTTGGTCTTAATGTAACTGGGTATCCAATTACAATTCTTGTTGGTGTTCCCAATTCAACAGTTCTAATTTCAACTTTTACCGGAGCATTTCCTGAATCTTTATTGGCAAAAAATAAATCGACAGCAGTTAAAAATGCCCCATTTACATCATCATTTGATGCTGTGGGTGAAGGGGCCTCCACATTTCCACCAACAACAAATGATTGTGCGAGAGGATCAATAAATCTTTGAACTGTTGTTCTTGTATGAGTATTTACCGTTGTCTGAGAAGTTGTGGTATTTGTTGTAAGATTTGTAACTGTTTTTGTTGTCAGATTAGATGTATTTGCCGTTACTGTATTTTCCCACTGTTCGAGTGTTCCATCTGACTTATAATTTGCTTCGGTGGAAGAATTTGCTGTACTCCCTGGAATATCGGGATTATTAGAAGAACTTGAGGTTAATTTGAAGGTTTTGGTTCCTGTGGCAATTCTTACGGTTGGGGTTGGAATTGTATTTGGATCTCTCAAATAAAATGCTCCAATTAAATCTCCAAAATTATCAGAAATTAATCTTAAATCACTTACATATGCCACAGCACCACTAGTCTGCCCAACTAGTTGCATATCTTTAAGCAAATATCCGGAATATTTGCCCTGTGCCTCTTCCGACAGAGAAGCAGTATCAACATTCAAAATTTTCGATGATTGACTATACTCAGACGATATTGATTCAGTTCTAATATACGGATTAACTGCATATGTTGTGGATGGGGAATTATAAGGACCATACTTATGATCCGATTTGGCAACTCTAAATGAGATTAAATTATTACCACCAGAAGATCCAATAACAGTTTCTCCAACTGCAAATGCTTTAGTCACATCTCTAATCTCAATTAGTTTTGGAATGAAATCTACACCACTATTTCCATCAAGGAATTGATAAAATTGAGTAGATGGTTTGACATTAGACGCAGAAAATTGAGTGTTTCTGGATCTCATAAAAGATTCATTAGATGAGGATACTAATACATTTCTTATTGCTGTATCAGTATTACTTACTGTGTTAAAACTTTCTGTTGTTGAAGTACTGGAATTGGTACTCGTTTGAGTCGATGTACTTGTTGAGCGATTTACACCAGTTACAACTGTGGTATTTTGTAAACGTCGTATTTCATCTCCAGATAGTCCCCTTCCAACCAAGCTTACATCAGTAATTGATCGACTTGATGTATTGGTATTAATTGGATTTCGAACAACAGCAATATTTCTTGTTAAATTTTGAGTAACTGTTCTACTGGAATTTAATGTTATCTTGATATTTTTATCTGGAAGTTGAACCGTTCTTACCCAGTTATCAATTTCTGGACTTAATTTAACATCACCATTATAAACAATTACATTAAATGGATTTACATTTTCTACTGTTGTAGCGAATGCTTGTTCTATCCACCCAATAGATTCATACTTTAAAGTTACTGCTTTTCCTGTTTTTACTACATTTGGATCCAATAGTGGGAAATTTACTGAAAGGTCCAAATCTTCATCAATAATAGAAGTTGCCGGTGTAATTTGAGATTTAAGTGAATTTCTACTGACTATAGGTGTAAGTTCATTAGCAGCAGTATTAACTCTAATGGATGACAATCCTCTATTAATAAATGTATAATTTTTAAAGTCATCTACAAAAAAACCACTCTTAAATCTATTGTTACCATCTGCATCTTGAATTTGCAATGTCTGCGTATTTACCTCAAGTAGAGATAGTGAAGTTACTCTTTCTAAATTTTCAACTCTATCTTCAATTAAACCAATGTCTCTCATAGTATATCTTCTATTATCCATCAATGTCACAGTCGCATTTGCTGGATTATAAAGATACGGGGGCAATTTAATGGTCGCAATTTCCATTACGGCATCATTTTTATCAGGTGCCTTTGGATCCCTTGATGATATTCCCTTTTCGAGAATAAAGTTTCCGGTTTTATCCAGATACACTTTATCAATTCTTGGGAGATAATATTCATATCCAAGCAATGAAGATTCATTTGGTGCCAAAACGCGGGTAGGGATTAAAGTTCTTGATGAGAAATCAAATGGGGAAGAAGTAGTAGATGTAAATACCGGAACTCTTGGTCTAAAATCCAAAGTATCAGATGATTTTACGGATCTTGGTCCAATAAAAGGAACATCGTGTGTATATCTTTCTTTATCGTAACTCAATACCGTAAATACATCTCCATTATCATTAGACGGTACTGAATAATAGTCAAATACAATTAAAAGTTGTTTAGATGGTTCGGTTGTATTCTTATTTCTAACAATTCTAGAATAATCATAATATTGATCTTTTTGTCCTTTATCAAGAGTATAAGAATTCGTAATATCCTTATATTTTCCTGGAGTGATGGATTCAATCTCTGTAGTTATATTAGAATCTTCAAATTCTACAGATTCGTCAATTGAAAATCTTTCAGAATTTAAATATACGATTCCCAGTATATTGAAAAATGGTTTAGAAACAACTCTAGCGATTGCCTTACTGCCTTTACCAAAAATATTTTCACCAATAATTGCATTCGTGCTTACATCAGAACTGGCACCGAATTGTATTTGGTCCAGAACCGGCGACGAAGAATCGAATGACTCATATACTGATATTATTTTTACTACATCTGGGTAGTTTAAAGATATTTCTTCATCCTGAACTCTTAGTCCATAATATTGATTATATGTGAGACCATCTCCAATTGAAGAGCTGATTCCTGTTCCAGATTCAGGATACTTGGATCTTACTACATTTAATGTTTGACTTCTATTATATGACTTTATTTTACTCTGAATTCCGTTCTTAAATAGTGTAGTATTTACAACGATATTTGATTGTGATGTTGTTAATCCACTAATTGTAACAGTATTTCCACTTATTGAAAATTGATCCGAGGTTACCGTACCAATTCCACCGCCACTATAATGTACTGAATATCTCTCCTGATCAAATGATGCAAAGAATGCACTAGTAATTCCACTAACTGCGGATAAATCAAATGACAACACTCCGCTGCCATTTGTAGATTCTCCTGTTATCTGTTCAGAAAGTGTTAGTAATGACCCCGAAAGATTTACCGAAGAAATATTAAAATCTGGTAGTTGTGCGTATAAAAATCCCGAGTTCTGATTTCTTATAATTGGAGCACCAATAAAGATATTGCTATAAGTTCCATTTGTGACTGTACCCGAGTATACTCCAGGAACACTAGGACTTATGGATGCGATACCTACTGATGTACCATCAGCAGAAACTGCTGTTACTCGATTGAATGTTTGATCTCCAGTAGTTGTTGCATATCCAATAATTGATCCAATCTTTACACCGGTAAAGAATTTTCCAGGACTTACTAATATATTTCCTCCGCTAATAGTTACCTGGGTGATTCCATTTGGAAATCTAAATCTCTCAAGTAAACAATCAGCAGTAAAATCTACCGGAAGTCCAGATACTGCAGTTGTTTGTTTTACGGATTTGATATCTTCAGTAGAATATGTTGTTACTGTTCTGATACTTCTTGAAAAATCCAGACCATTAACAATTAATTGCTCTCCAACTGAGAAAGTCCCAGAAGTTTGTCTTAAATTAATAGTTGCAGAACCACCCCCTGCAGCAACAGCAAAACCACTGGCACCACTACTCTTTCCTTTTACAAATGATGTTGCTGGCAATTCTAAACTAGATACTGCGGTATTTAAAACAAGAGTTGTATAAGTTTGGATGTCGTAAAGGTATAGATCCCAGTTAGTTGTACTATTTGCATATGGAGCATCGGTCAAACTAAAACTATATACCCGTGCATTACCAATTATAGTTCCAGATCCAACAAATTGGTCGAACAAATTTACTGTAAATTTTTGTTTTGGCGTTCCTGATACATTATTAACTCTTATATTATTCCCCATTTCAAAAGGAATACTTGCAGTTTCAATCAGTTTAGTATCTCTTGGTTTTTCTACATCAATGATTGTTGTGGATATTTTATCAACATCATATCCTCTTACATAGGCTTTTCCGGGAGATATTTTCAAACACATCAAATTTTCTGATGGCGTATTATTTTGTTCTGTGGTTTCGGTATCAAAAAATAATCCGTTATTTCCTAATCTATCATTTAGAGAATTATTTACTGTCACATTAAATGATTCAACCGTATAATCCCCAGACTCGTCATAGGTTCTTTCTGCAATATAATCTTTAATTACATTATATTGAGTTTTTGTCTCAATTTTTTTAATTTTTCCATCTTCAACTCTCAATAATTCGACAAAATCAGTATCATTGGTGTCTGATATTAATTTTTTAGTTAAAGATAAATTAATCTTAAATCTATCTGCCCCTGGTGCAGCATAGTTTGTAAAACCTTTAGACGGATCATATAATGAACTATCATCCTTTGCACCAAGAATTAATTCGTCAATTTTTAGTCCAATTCTATATGAAGGTGTGCTTGTGTAATGATCGAGAATTATAGTTTGTTTAGATACATTTGAAAAATATCCTCTAATAAAGTAAACACCATCACCAATAGATGCTGATGACCCAACAGATGTTGCATCTGATGAAATTAATGATGCGAATGAAGTTCCTGCATTAATTGTGGTATTTCCATAAGTTATGTTTTCTTCTGCGATTAATGATTCGCCATCTTGAAAGGGATTAAATTGAAAATTACTATCAGAATCTAAATATTTTACATATATTGTTAGGTCTTCTACATTATTTCCATCTGGTAAAGAAATAAATTGAATTGTTGCAGTAGTTCTTGATATTTGACCTATTACCTTTTTACCAATAAAATTATTAATATAAAGAGAAATATCAACTCCAAAATTAGTTGGATTAAGTTTTACTGAATTAAAATTTCCATCATAGGCAATATTGCCCGGAATCACCATAGAACCTTCTTTAAATATATGACTTCCAAAAGATTTTACCTGATCTTGTAAAATTGATTGAAGAGTCGTTAGTTCTCTTGCTTGTACCGGGTATCCAGGTTTAAACAAGACTTTATAAAAATTCTTCGAGGAATCGAAATCATCATAATAAGGACTGATATTTAAATCTGTTTTTTGTGCCATTTTTATTTAAAATTCCAAGATAATTTTAATGTCTTCTTTTTGTCTAATGTCCCGTGTTACCAGGGGTCGATTGTCGATATAGATTATATCTCCCGTCTTTTTATTTATCTCTGGATTTGCAAGACCTGCTGTAAAAGATACTCCCAAGTCTATAACTTTAGTTCCAATTGTAACCTTGTTGGAATTGAGTGAAGTATCAACTGAACCCGAATATGGGGAAATGGGTCCTCCAGTAGACTCGAAATTATAAACCCTAGAATGATCATTTCGATCAGTTTGGTCTAAACTATTTCCAAAATATAAAGATCTATCTTGAAAATATTTTAAGACTCTAGTATCTTTATCATATGAAGCCACATAACCTCTTGCAGTTCCTCCAGATACTACTTGAGTAATTTCTTCTCCGATAATTGGAGTTCCAGTAAAAGATGAGGTTAATCCAATTGCCCCAAGAGATGAATATTGATTTTCTGTAAAAACAACAGTATCTGATGAAAAAGTAGTTGGATTTTTAATAATTCCAACTTGTGCAAATTTGGTATCAGTTGGAAAATCTTTTGTCGAATCATCAAATCTGGCATATATCAATACTTTATCTGTTCCCAATTCACTGTAAATGTCATAACCATGCCCTTTTGATGGTGGAATGATTGGTATTAGTTTTGCGGCATTTGATATAGTTCCTGGTTGAAGAGTTGACAAATCAACAATCCCCCAAGTATATCCATAACCACCTGCAGTTACTTGAGTAGATACAATAGATCCGCTACTATTAACTGTGATTGATACTCTACCTCCGGACCCATCACCAATAATATCAACAATACCAGATGCATATCCACTTCCTCCATTTGCAATATATACTTTTTTAATTTGATTTGGATTTACACTCCCAGAATTTCCATTTTCTCTCACACTTACAATTTGAGAATCTGTTGATGCTGCCCAATCATTTGGAACTACAACATATTCTGTAGAATCAAACTTTATAATATCACTTGGCGAAACTGAAAATAGATATTTCCAAACATATCCATCTCCACTTGTTCCTGCTGCTGAGGGTTCTAAATCTGTAAATGTTGGTTCATCTTGAGATTTAGTTCCCTTTGGCGTTGTTGCCGAAGAACCATTATCTATGCAAATATAAACTCTAAAATCGCTGTTAATTACATAATAATTGGAATCATATAATCTGCTTGAGTTGGAATTTGGTGTCGGATTTTGAATACTATAATCGTGCCTATACATCTCATAAGATGTATTGGAAGTCCAAGTAACCTTTTTTATAAGTCTTCTAATATTAGCGGATGTAATTTTTTTGCCAAATAATGAGGTATCTCTATAATGACTTAAGTATTCTAAATTATCGGTTGGATTTGGAATATTAGTATTCCAATTAGTGGTTCTTCCGAATCCAACACTTGTGGGATTATCTAAACCTAAAAAAACATAATACGAACCATTTCCACTTGTTACGGAATCGATAAAATTACTCGCATTTAATATTCTAAATTTATCCGTTACTATTGCTGCCATATTGATATTTTTTAAATATTTATAAGAGTTTTGGAAGTGCTCCCGTTTGCCTAATACCTAGTCCTCTTCTTTGAATTGTTGGGAAGGTTGATAACCCAACATCCACAGTATTCCCAGATACCCCTATTGATATTGGAGAACTTGAGCGAGTAAATCCAGATAGTCTTCCCCAAGAGTATTTTCCAACGGGATTTGATGTACTTCCAATAGATACCAATCCAACAGTAGATGTTGTTGATAATATATTACAAGTAATAATTCCAACTGTTCCATTTGAAGAAAATTGATGAATATAATAGACATTATCAACAAAGGTTGTTCCAATTCCAACCAATGTAGAATTAGAAGTATCAATAGAAGTTACTCCATTTCCAATTCGTGTATCAAAGATATAAATCGGATATCCAGTTTGCAATCCAGTATAAGCAGGTGAATTTAAATAAAATCTAAGTGCTATTGGGTTTCCATTACTGCCAGTAGTAGTTGCAATTCCAGTAATAATTCCAGAGAATCCATCAATTAATGATATTTGGGATATATTTTCATATGTTGGGTCTGGAAGAGGTACAATAACTTTTGGTGGATTTAGAGTTGTATAACCAAACCCAGGATTAGTAATTGTTATTGGTGTTGTTATTGTTCCATCGGCACCAACTGTAACTGTTGCAGTTGCGGTGGACCCTACTGATACTATTACACCTTCATCATTTTTTTCTATTATTTTTGGAGGTGAAGAAATTTTAACTACAACTGAATTTCCAGTGTATCCACTTCCAGAACTATTAATAACCAATGATTGAATTGTTCCCGCAGCAGAGACAACTGCCGTTACTCCTGCTGATACTGGATCGGAAGACCCATTAACAATCAAGGAACTAAAAGGTCTTGGATTAATGATATTATCATATTCAAAAAATTCTGCATTATCCACAAATACTTCAATATCTGTGGTTGAAAAATCTTTGATGATTTTTGCTGTCGGATAAATCAAAGACTCAATGGAATCTCTGGTTTTATAAACATTTTCTCCATTAATTTTTCTATCAACTTTTTGTTTAATCCAACTTAATGGTTTATTATTTTCGGAATCTACTCCTTGGTCTGAATATAAATTGGTTTCAAACTTATCAGAGGATGATAAGTCAAATATTGTTCTCTTATTTTGTGTTACTGTTCCTGGGATTGAATTATTCTTAAGAACTTGAACCGTGTCACCTATTTTTAGAGTTTCATTAATTGAAGTATTTAAAACAGTATCATCTCCACCAGTTCCTTTATAGAAGAAAACCGCAACATTATCCTCTGGTCTTGGAGCAGTTGCAAATACAAAACTAGTTCCTCCTTCGAATTGGTAGGCAACTCCAGGATCTTGAATTACTCCATTTATGACAATTAATAATGTATTTGAAAGATTTATTTGAGAATCTTCTAGTGCTTCAAAACTCAATAACTCATTATTATAAAATAGAGGAAATCTTGTTCTAACTCCATCTTGATAATTTTTAATTGAATCTATATAATCAAACTCTCCAAACTGCCAAGCCGCAAAAGAATCTGAAAATGTATCAATCACGGTCAATTGGAACTCTGATAATGGAGATGCCAATCCTTTAGCAGTAACTAATCCAACTGGTTTAAATACATCTCCCCTTTGGAATGAATATCCCTGTCTCGAAATACTAAATTTAGAGACTTCAAAATATGTTGATCCAATTCCAGTCGTAGAACTTGCTCCAACTTCAACATTAAGTAAAAGACCTATTCCAGTATCTGTTGTTACCCCAAGTCCCAATCTAGATACACCAACCACCTCTAAATTTTCATATGTTGGTTCAGATACAAATATTTTAGGATCTGTATACCCAGTTCCACCAGCACCAACAGTAAAGGAAAGTTCTCCTCCATCTTCAACAGATGCAGTTATGCTTGCCACATCTCCAATATGACCACTTTGATATACAGATACTCCTATTGAAACAATGCCATTATAACCCGAACCCAGATTATCAGTAGTTCCCAATCCAACCGATACTATACTACCTCCGGCACCAACTACTGCAGTCACTGCTGCTCCCACAAGAGGTGCATATCCGAGACCAGTAGAAGAACCCAACGAAATAATTATTCCTCCTCTAGGGGTTTGATTTTGATTTACATCAAACTCCGAAGTAATAATTTGCAAGTTATCCGGGTCCCTAATGCCAGAAAATATTACGCTAGATATCCCAGCAGTATTTTTTCCAAAAGTAAACGCAATACCAGTTTGAACATCCGTATTTAAAGTTGTAGAACTAATGAATACTGATGTTGTTGTAATACCAGCAACATCAACTGTTCCTATTCCTGTAACAATTGTTCCGGAACCGACAATTGTTGATACACCTACAATTTGTCCAACTGCAATACCAGTTGTTGTAATACCAGTAATAAATGTGGTGTTAATTCCAACATTTCCAGTGGTAGTTGCAATTCCAACAAAATTGCCAGTAAAGGTTTCAATAATACTAAAATTATTTTCTGGATTGTTTATTGTTGTTGGTGTCTGAAAAACTCCATTTATGAATAAGATTCCATTTCCTCCAGTACTTCCTAATCCTACAGTATTTGCTCCCCCGACAGTTAATGTAAAAGTTTTACCTATACCAGTAAATTGATTTGAAATATCGTCATATAATTGGTTTGATGTATAATTATTTCTTAAGAAAACTCTTCCGGTAAAGTCGGATGTTTCAAAGGTCAAATTGCTAGAATCTCTGATTATTTGTGGATTTCCTCTAGGAGATTCTGCAAAGAAAATACTACCATCGACGATATTATAGGATCCCTTATAAATTCTCACCGAAGATGAATCAGTATGGGTCGATGCTGATGATCCGACAAATCCTCTTTTTACTTCAACTAAATTGATACTTCCACTATTTGTAATTGGTCCAATATTAGTTGTACCCAATCCAACATTAATTACACCCATATATTCATTATCAATTTTTAGAATATCTTTCGGTGTTATTGTAGATATTCCACTCAAAGCAAATACCGAAGATCCCGCACCTATTTGTCCCCCATTTCCCGACAAATTATAAGATATTGGAGTGAATATTAATGGATATTGAACTATATTATCGATGGTTATGAGAGACTTTTCGAGTTTTTTATCCATTTCTAATTGGTGTGCATTTCCGCTACCATATGAAGTAAATGTAACTCCAATTCCAGAAATAGCATTAGACTTGGTTGTTGCCAGTTTAAATGTAGTATCCGATAGTACAATGGCATACACTTCAGAAGGTAATAGTGTTGGACCAGAACCAATTTCCATCGCACTAGCGCCAACACCAATAAATGTTGATTTTGGTGTGTATATAAGTTTTTCTAGATTACTAAAGAAGTGATTCTGTATCGTAAACTCTCCAGTTGATGGATTTAGAGTTGTTGAACTTGTAGGATTAAATGTTTTTGCAAAAATTGGAATATTATTTGATTTTAAGTCAAAATTAGTCCTATTAATTCTTCCGCCATTGATTGCATTATATTGTTTAATGTCAATAAATTCTGTTATATCACCATAGTTTAGACTTGGTGGAGTGTTTTGTGTGTCTAAAATTGTATATAAACACTGATTAAATGATAAAATATTAACCTTTGAGGTTACTGATGAATCTGGATAAAATTTCAGTATAAAATTACTTCCAGAGTACTCTCCACCAAAAGTTCCAATACCATTTGTACTTCCAACAGAAAGAAATGGTAATTGCTGAATATAGATATTGGTTTCGTCCTGCACCATCATAATTTGGTGAAGAGCACTTGTTGACCCGGTACTTACTTCTACCAAGGATTTGACAGCATTAAAATCAGATTTATCTAACAATATTATGGTTGATGCAGAAGAAACTGTAGACGAATAGTTTGATTGATATACTGCACTTCTTTCGTTTCCAGAAATTTCTCCTGAAGATATGAATCTATATGCACCCGTTCCAATAGATGTTGTACCAAATCCAACAATTTTAGATCTAATGTCCACAATATTTGGCGAATTGCTTATATAATCTAAAGATAAAATACCAGAAGGAGAAATACTTGCCGTAAATATTCCTATATGATTTCCTGAATAAAAATTACTTGAAAATTCAGAATCGAAATAATATTCCGAAATATAAGTATTATCGATGATGGTGCTAAAATTGACTACAGTACCAATACCAATTATACTCGAAGATGTAGATGCAGCGCCAATTTGAACAAATGTAGATCCAACGGAAACAATTGGTCTGTCAGTAATCGCAGCACCAACTACACTTATAGAACTAACTCCAACAATAAGTCCAGTCGTATCCGCAACAAATATTACAGTTGATCCAATTCCAACAGTTGAATTAATGGTTGTGGATAAGGAGTTTATATCTTTGTTATAAGTTAAATAAACTTCGGCAAAGTTCATCTGATTTGTTACTGAATCAATAATTTGAACATTAGAATATAATGAAGAAAATTTATTTTTATCTACAGATATAATTGAAGTTTGTATTCCAGAGATTGTATTCCTGTTACAACTATTTAAATTAACAAATCCTACAGAAAGCGTTCCTATTCCAGGTAAAAGAGAATTAAAATTGGTATTAATTAATTTAATATCATAATCAATATTAAAAG